TTAAAACAAAACCAGTATCATCAGTTATCGTTCTTTCTTCTAATTGTGAATTTAATCTACTTAATTCTCTTAAAAATTCTACAGAAGAGCCTTGTAAAATAGCTTGACGGCGTTGTTTACCAACACCTAATTCATCTAACAATAAACTTTCTACTGAAAGTCTGGTTGGGCTACTTGGAGGTGCTAGTGTAGCTTTTGAAAGTACTTCAGCTCTTTGTTGTTCTAGGTTACCTCTAAAGTCTCTTAAATCTTTTAAACGTTTTTTTAATTTATTTACTTGGCTGTAATACTCTCTAGTTTCTTGTAAAGTTACAGTATTACTTTTTCTTAACAATTCAAAAGCTTCATCTTTATCTTTTGCAGTTTTAGTAACTGCACGTATTTTACTTAAAGTTACATTATTAGAAGAAGTTAAACTTTCGAACAACCCTGTTTTTTTATCTTCTTCTTCATTTAAAACTTCAAACTGTTCATTTATTTTACTTAACTCACCTGCACTGTCTTCGTAAAAAACGCCGGAGTTAGTAAGCTCTGCGCTCACTATAAAACTCTGAGCATCAGCTCTTAAGTTTCTTAATTCATTAGCTGCTTTTTCACTTAATTTACTAATTGTTGCTTCATCTATACTTTTAAAAACATCAGCTTTTCTACCAGTAACCAAAGTAGTTTGTCCAATAACATCTACATTAGCTAAGTCTTCTGGTCTTATACCAAGCTCGCTTAGTTGTTTAGCTTCAATAGGTTCAACACCGGCTTCAGCAAAACTTTCATTAAGTTCTGCTTCTATATCAGCAGGAGTTTTATCATCCTCCTCTGCCATATCTCTAATAATAGGATCTTCACTGGGCGTTTGCAGTTTTTCGTTATTTAAGTTTTTTTCTCTAGCCGCTTCATTTGCAGCGATACGGCGCTTTTTTTGGTCCTCAGATAAAGTGGTACTAGCATTTATATTCTCTATAGCTTTATTAAATGCCTCGTTTATATAAAGTCTTGCTCCTTCGATCCCAAAGTTCTTTAAAATTGTAGGAATGCCATCCGTCACTTGTCTTGTAACAGATTGGTTAATTTCACCCACATCTCTACGAACTTTGTTTCTAATTTTTTCTGCTTGTTCAGTAGATAAGGGTTCTTGAGCTTCATCTGGTTTATTAGCTTCAACTCTATCTTCTGCAACTTCTTCTATTGATTTAATAACTACTTGTCGTTTCTTTTGTTCTTTTCTTTTTCTTTCTAACTCTTCTAAATCGGCGGTATAGTCATCATTGTTAGCCATTTTTTCTAAAACTATATCTTCTAACTGTTCAATAGTATTGCCTAACTCTGCTACTTCTTGTTCAGGTGTTACTAAATCTAAATCCAGTTGTTCTGGAGTTGTAGATTCTTCTATTTGAGTTTTAATAACATTGTATTTATCATCTTTTTTGTATTGTTCGTCAGCTTTTAGTACTACTTCTTGTACCTGTTCCGGAGGAGCTGTTTGTTCCCAAACCACTCTATCATTCTCTAAAAGTTGAACTACTACTTCGTTGCCTGTACTAGCGTCAGGTGTTGGGGCAAAGTCTAAGATTTGCGTTAAAACATCACGCAAAGGTTGGTCTGAAAATCTCTGATTATTGTAAAAAGTATTTAATTCAGGGTTAACACTTAATAAAACTCCTGCTCCATCTTTATCAATAGACATATGTATTTCTGGTACATCAGCTTCAGATCTTCCTTCTGATTGATATGCTTGCAAAAGAAACTGTTGTAAAGCATTTCTGTTTACTAGAATCTCCTCGCCTGTTTCATCTAACAACCCATTCCTACGTAAAGTTTCTATAGGTAACCAAACTGCTTCTCTTTTATAGTCAGGATCAACCATAGTGTTTAACTGCGCAAAAATATCTTCTTTTACTTCTGGCAAACCTAAATCTGCTACTTGTCCATACGTTTCATTTTGTATGTTTTGCCACTCAGCATCATCTTTTCCTTCTACAATAAGATTTCTAGCTTGTCTAAATACCGCTGCACTAACTCCACCTAAAGTACCACGAGCACCCCCTGCAGCTGCCCCATCAAAAAACGCTTGGCCCCTACGTAACCTAGCTTCGGCACTTTCTATATCAAAAGTAGGATTATTAAGTTGAGCTTGTGACATAATAAATTCTTCTTGTAAAAGTTCAGTAGTACCTTCAACTAAAGAACTTGCCAAAGCTACTCTTCCTACGTCTCTTGCCAGTTGTAAAGTAGAAAGTTTTTCATATTTTTTTAAATAACGTTGTCCTGCGGCACCAATAGCTTTTATACCTTTTTGCTCTGCTAAACGAGCAAGTTGTACTGCTTTTAAATCTTGTTTAGATAGTTTTTGTCCAAGTGCAGCTCTTTGTTGTGCTTTTTTTAACCTACTACCACCAACTGCTAGTTTAAATAAAGAACCAAAAAATACTGCCTCTCCTAATACTTCTATTCCTGAAGTTGGAACTCCAACTAATAAAGCCATTAAAGCTTCGTTTGCAGTTAGCTCCATACCGGCTTCTTGGTATTCTCTTAAAATTTCAGGAGCAATCATAGTCTCAGAAGCTATAAAAGCTCCCGCTAATCCCCCTCGTTTCAGGTCTCTTAAATATTTTCTAGAAGCATCCATAACTACTTTTTCTTCAGGTGTTAAATTATCAACTCCTTTATTACGTAAAGTTTTAAACCATAATTCTTCAAAAGGATTTACTGAAGGTCCTAGTTCATCTACTTGTCCTGGTAAAAGACGTTCAGGTTCTAGTATTCTATTTGCCCTTAAGTTACCAACTTTTCTAGTAGTTTTAGTTAGCGTATCTTTTAAAGCAGCTCTACCAGCACTAGTAAAAGCAGCTCTACCTGAAGTAGCTATAATCCCACCAGCAAGTGCTTCTCCAATAGTTAAAGCTGCAGGATAGGTAAATTGACCTACTGCACGAGAGAATTGTTTAAAAGCGTCTGTTAAATTAGGCTCATCTAAAAACCCTTCAAAATTTTCTAAAGGAGCTAAAACATTTTGGATTTGTTCATCATGCTGTTGCATGAGATTTAATCTTCTTTCAGCAGCTTTATCATCGCCTGCTATTAAATTACCTATAGCTGCTATGCCATCAAAAGAACCTTGTACCTGTTCGGAACCAGCACGTAGCCCTCTTCTAAAATATTCTTTAGCACCAAATACCATTTCGGCATTATCACGGCGTTGTACATTTGGGTCAGTTAAACCAACAAACTGACTAGAAGCGTCAGTTCTACGTTGTTGTTGAGCACTTACTTGATCGTCTCTTGGCCCGGGTGTAGGTCTTTGGCTATCTCGTAAGAGTATTTTTTCAAGTTCATTAGCCATTTTTACCTGTAAAGGAAAGCACTCTGTTCAAATCTGTTTATAATTGATCGCGGCTCCATAGCGGTGCCTCTACTTATCCTCCCTAAAGCGTCCACTAAATCGGCTATTTCTATTTCACCCCCTAGATCTCGACCATCTAAAGTCTGTAATTGAAAACTTGCAATTTTAGGTCCACCACTTTTACGTACACCTCTTGGACCATAAACATCATTATAGCTATAACTAGCGCCATCTTCATAAACAGCTTTAAGACGGAAAGCATTCATATCTAATCCATCAGTAGCAAAGCCATCAGGTAGACCGCCCACCCCTTTAATAAACTCGAAAAAATTTCTTTCATTAGACATCTTAGCGATCGTACGTTGTAAGGCAACATCTAATTGATGTAAATAAGTTCGTTGATCGCTAAAATGAGCTGGTACTCTACCCTGTGCATCCGCTGACCTAAACATCTGTTGTACTGCAGGTTGTCTATAAATTGCATTTATTTCAGTAAAAATAGGGGTTTTGTCATCCCCAACATAAAAAAATTCGTCGTCTTCAGTTTCTGCATATTTATCAAAATTAGTAATTAGGTTATCAATCCTAGGAGCTACTTTATCGTTGAAAGTGTCTCTAATGTCTTTCATCTCTTTGTATTGTTCTGCAGACAAATTTTCTTTAGCGTTAATAATTGCTTGAAAGGTTTTGCTGTCTAAAGTGCCAGTGTAACGCATGGTCTCTATAGCACCTAAAATATCTTGATTGGTAGCACCTCCGATATCCATCGCTAGCAAAATACTGAATGCTCTATTATCTATACCACCCCTTATTTTAGTAACACTACGACCAGAGCCACCACTTGGCCCCTTGATTGGAATTCCCTCAGAATTGTATTCTACGCCTTCGGTTAAGCTTACCGAAGCGCTCCCATCGTTGTTTTCTACTAAATTAGCATTTATGTACTCGTCTAATGCTCCTTTGGTCTCGTCACTAAGTACATAGTTTTGTTCTTCTAACAAGCTAACTAATTGTTTTCTAGGCATAAAAGTTGTTGTTGGGTTTTCTAAAATCTTAGAAATTTTCCTGTTCATTTCATCTTTATCAAATTCTCTGATCTCACGTTTATCAATTTTTGATTCTCTTTCAGAAATTTTCGCTTCTAATTTTGCAACTTTTTCTCCAGACTGATCTTTATAGTTACCATCTGGAGCATTTTCAAATATTCTTTGTTCTTTAGCTAATGCTCTTCTTAAAGCTTTTAGTTGTGGGTCACGGAAAAGTTTTTCTTCTGCTTCTCTTTGAAAACGTTCTTCCTGGCTTACAGCTCCTGCAAGCGTAACATTAAGGCCACCTGCTAGAAACTCCCCAGCATCTCCTACTTCTCCCATAATTTTCTTTTCTCTTAAACCATTAAATTTTATTTCCTTTTTTAATTCTTTTACTTCGTCTTCAGTTAAATTTAAATCTTTATTATTTAAAGTATTTTGTGCAGTCTGTGATGCTGCTCGTAAAGCAGATAGTTCATCTCGATAGTATTCTAAATTGGCATTTTGCATCGGTATGCCATATTGTGCTTCTAATTTTGCTATTTCAGAATTAGTTAATTGTAAAATAGCATCTACTCCACCATCGACAAGTTGTTTTACTTTAGCTACCGGCTCTAAACCTCTTTCTTCTAAAAAATTTAAAACATCGCCATTAAATGTTACGTCTCCAGTAAAGGCTTTATCATCTGTCTCAGGATTTCCGGTGCCTCCGCCATAGTTAGTACCGTGAATATCAGTCTGTCCTTCTGGTATTTCTCGGCGGCTTACATTAAGATTTTGAGAGCCAGCCCCAGAAATATAGTCATATTGCATTTGAGACCCTACACGCGGGGCAACTCTTACTTGAACATTTCTTTGATAATCTTCAAAAATGTCACTAAATTGACTTTCGGTAATTAGTAAATCTCCTTGTTCGTCAGTTTTTCTAGTGTCTAAAGCTTTAAAACGTAAATTAGGACCACCTTCTCCGGGGTTTAATTCGCCTAGTTCTATACGATAAGTTGCTTCGCCGGTGTTAGGTGCTGTCCCCTCTCTTTTAATACCGGAGATAAAAGTATTGTTACCAGTAGCATATTGAGCTATACCTATATTATTAAGCATGCTTAAAAATCGTTCATTATTTAATACAGCTTCGTTTATCTTACTTCCGTTCGCTGCCCATTGTTCTCCAGTATAAGTTGCAGCAGCAGTTTCAAGACTTACTATCGGGCTAGTTAGTAATTCGCCCCTTTCTTTACCTGCTACATACGCATCATCGTGCATATCCCTTATTCTTGAGTTTGCGTCTGCATAACTACGATCAGCTAGTTTTTTTGCTACATCACTAGCTTTGCCCATATCACTAATAGTGTTTGAGCGTACTCTGTCATAATATTCAAATAAATTCGTTGTTGCCATAACTTTATATCATACTAAATAATGAACCAACAAAACCATACCTTTGTGCTTTAGCTGACGCTTGTGCGCTGGTGTAAGCAGATTCTCTAGCTCCTTGTAAACTAGAAGCTTGCCCAAGCATACCTAAAGCAGTTCTGTCAGCACCTAAAGATAAGTTAACTAACTGACCTAATAAGTTTTGGTTTTGAGTACGTTGTTGTAATCTAGCATTATTAACCGCATCTGCTTCAGCTAAATTTCTAGTAAGTTGATTGCTAGTGTTTCTAGCGTTTCTAGTTGCTGCTGTTTCTTCTACTCCATATCTACTTAAGTTTCTTCTAGCTACACCCTCTTGAATATCAGATTGTCTGGCTGCATCTTCTGGGGCTTGGTCTACTAAAGCAGTACTATCTAATTGTTCAATTAAAGCGTCTTGAAAAGGCCTAACATAACTTCTAACGAATTCATCTCGTTGTTGAGCAACGTCAGCAAACAACTGTTCTGGGTCATCTACCTCAGCCAGCGTTGGCACTGTTGTTGTTGGGGTATAATTTACACTACCAATATTAACGGCAGTATTAACTTCGTTATTATCAATTTTTGTTTTAGCAGTAGTAATAGCTTCTTCTATAGGGCTATCAGCACTATCAACTCCAAGCAAACCCATGTTGGCTCTTAGTAGTTGTTCTAAAGCTTTATTTACCTGTAACATTAGCTTAACCCAAACATTCCTGAAGCTCTAAAAGCAGTACCATCTTTATTAGGACGATATCTTGTAAATATACTAGGTGTTATATTTTCATCTACAGCAGCCGCAGCAGAACCTGAAGCTAAGTTTCCAGTAGCTAACTTTAAACCTCCTTGAAGACCTTTAAACTTCATATCAGCTCTTGCCAGACGAACTTTTAAGTCAGACTTTGCATCTTCTAAAGCTGTACTAGCTTCTGTTCTTGCAGCTGTAGCTAAAGCCCCAGCAGACTGGCTAGTTAAACCAGAACCAGCCTTTAAAGTACCAAATTGAATATCACGTTTTGCGCCCAAAGCTTGAGTATTAGCATCTACCATACTTTTAACCGCAGCCATCGTGCCATTAGCTGTGCTTTGAAAATCTCTGGTTAAATTTAAATCTAATTGATTAGTTAAAGCTTGTTGTACATCCGCTTGTCGATATCCTCTAACTGTACTAGCTACGTTAAGATCAGCTGCTTCTTCAATTTGTTTTATTAATAAAGGCTGTAGTTTAGTTACGTAATAATCATTACTAGCTTTAGCTACTGCAGCATTCATTTTTTCAGCTGGTCCTGCTTCATAATCTGCAGGATTTGGTCTTTGGCTTCTACCACCCATATTACACCTCTTTCATATATATTCTTTCTGTTACTTTCCAACCGTTTGCTACTGCATATTGTTCCATTTCTGGAACTACTGATTGTGCTTTTATATACTCACAACCTGCTTCTTTAGCAATTCGGTTAACCCATTCTACATGCTTCTGCCAGTTATGTTTACCCGGCTCATGCACGTATGCTATCCAAATTAACAGACTACGTGTCTTTGAAAAAAATTCAGTATCAATAGCTAATACCATAAAACCTCTAGAAGAAACATAAAGTTCCGCCCTTTTATTCACACACTCACTGTAGATATCTTCCGGTATAACTTTACAGAAAGGTATCTCACTGAGTATAGAATTTATCGGGCCCCTTATTTCCTCCCAAACTTCTCGTATATCGGTTAGTTGGGGTTCTTTAAAGTACATCTAATAATCTAACTCCTTTCCATATCGCCCATATCTTTTCCTTGGGGATAATCCTGCACTTTTATATTTAACTGTGCGCTTAACACCAGTATCACCACCTCTACCTTTTAATTCAGCAAGACGCACTTGTTCTTGAAATAAATTAAAGTAGTCAGCAGCAGCCATAGGGTCAGTCCACTGTTTTGCAGGAATTCTTAATAGTCTATAAATAGTGCCATATACAATGGCATCTCTATAAGTATCACTAAAATCTGTATCTATATTGTTAGTAGTTCTAGTTGGTCTTAAGGCTACATTTAAAAGTAACTGGTTATTTGAGTTAGGCACTGGCACTAACCAAAAAGTATCAGGAGTCTTTTGTAAATATACTGTTGGTGTCCCACCACGATCTCGCCAATCTGGGTAATTAAGTTCTAAACTTCTAGGACTAATAGGATCTAAGTCATGCCCATCATAAGTTGCCCACAATACTTGATGCACATCAGTGCCGGTAGGCTGGTCAAACTCGTACTCATATATACCAGATACAGTAGTAATAGGGTCTAAATCATATGTGTATGCTTTGCTTTTTTCGCAAAGTTCTATTGTTGCAGAACGTAAATTAGTTTCAATTAGTGACTCAGAACAACCTGGCACATAAGGTAAAACATCGCGTACTAAGGATTCAAAACTAGCCAACGTTAGCCTCCGATGCTGGAGCGTTTACTATTGTAGACTCTTGTCCAATAGCTAAACTCTGTGCAAAAAGTTGATAATGGTTTACTGCACGCTGTTGGTTACCCGCATTTTCTGCGTCTTTTAAATAAGCCCTATACAAAGCAAAATTCATTAAAGCATTAGCAAAAGTGTCATCTACTTGTATAAGATCGGTAGCAGCACCAATATTAGTTGGATTTTTAGAATAAATTACTTCTACATAGGCATTACCGGAGACGCCGGGGTAAACATAAAAATTACGTGGGTCTCTGCTATCAAACATAAAATGCTTAATAATCGTACCGTGCGCAGCTTTACCAGCTACACTAGGATCGTGCCAACTAGGTTCTTCGCTATTTAGTACTCCAATATTTACTTTAGAAATAGCTCTAGCGCCAGTAGCATCTGTAGCTGTTCCTGACATATTTCGTATTACTTGAATAAGTCTTAAACCATCTGTGGGTATAGTTTGTTCAGTGCCTGTTGTTAACTGTACATTACTGTGTGTAGCAGTAGCGTCAGGTCTCAAGTTTGCTATTTCTCTTTGTCCATCACTTAAGTAGTCAAACATCTCGCCGTCAGTCCAACGCACACCGGTATTATCCTGGAGTATGTTACGTACTCTAGATAAAATATGTTGTGCTTGTAACGTACCTGCCATTTAACTATTTTTTCTTTGTTGTTTTCTTTTTACTTGTTTCTATTACTTCGTCAATAGTTGGAACTTTTACTTCGGTACAACCAGCTTGTAAACAAGCATAAGCAATATACTCTGGAAATTCTCGTTCTTCTCCTGCGGCTAGTCTTACTGCATCACCAGTAGTTAATGCTACATATACATCTTCACTAGCTTTTACTGTCATTCTTTTCATTTTTGTTTCTGTCATTTTTAAACTCCTGTTTTTAAGAAGGGGTGGCTATCGCTAGCCACCCGATTCTAATTAAAATGCGCAATCTACTCTGATTACACCAAAGTCTTCATCCTGACCAGAAATGTCAGAATTGTACTTAGGCTTTTTAAGACCCATGATCTTACCAATAGAAATACCGTTTTGGTTTCCATAGTCAAAAGTGTCTTCAACTATTTCAGGTAACCCGATATCTGCCATTGCAAGAGCTTGAGCTCCACAGAATAGGCAAGCAGCGAAATCAAC